TCCTTAATCAGCCGATAGAGGCTTTGCTGAAGCGTCGGGTGCATGTCCGGAATAGCGGCCGCAAAGCGTGCGGGATTGAAGGCATAACTGTTGACCGCCATTTCCCACTCTTTGGCAAGGCGGTACTCTTTGCTCTCTCTAATGTCTTGTTCCATAGTCTTGAATGTTAGGTAATTCGTTTCTTTTTCTTCCCTCTGTTCGGCATCCCTTTCCGGAACCGTTCGGGTTTTACGGCGCTTCGAGGGGCTGACAGACAAGCCCTTTCCGACGCTTTTTCCGGAAAATTACACTTGCGCTGAAAGGAAGAATTTTCCCGGAAATGCACTTCAAAGCGGCGGAACCGGCGCGGCAGCCAACCTTTGCGACCGAAAAAACCGACCGGGGACGGGAAGATGGATGAACGGCAGGGGACCTGAAAACGGTAGAAAAGGAAATTGCCACACAGGTGGAGTGCGTGAACGACACCCGTGCCCGATAAAAAAGGCAGGCCGGGGACCGGCGAGACGAAAAAAGAGGACGGAAATCCGTCCTCTCTCCATTCATGCGGAAGTTTTCCGGGGAATCCGGCTCCTCACTCCTTGTCCTTGAGGTTGCAAAGCGGAACCCATACCGCATTCTCCCCGAAATCCTTGATACCGCGCTCGTCCAGAATCGCTTCGTTCAGGCTATCGAGAGCCTCGTCAGGCTCGTCGGGGAAAAGATACGGTTGCGATTCCGGCCAGCGGAGCGGCTTGAAATAGCGGTTCGGCTCCGGGTCTTTCCCGAGGCATTCGATGTAGTCGTATTCCGGGACATAGCGTGCCCTGCCCTCCGACGAAGGATAGCCGATGTGTTCCTCCTCGAAACAGGACGTGTCGTCGGGAAACTCGACCAACACGTACAAATGTTCGTGCCATTCCTGCCCGCAACCATCGCAAGAAAGCGTTCCGGTTTGTTTGTCGAAGCTGATCTGCGGATTGCTGCAAAGCGGGCACACCGGATAATACGGAAACTCCAACGCTTCGGCGATAGCTTCCATGTTCGACAAGAAGAACTGCTCCCCGTAACAGCGTCTCATCCTTTTAGCCAGTTCTCGCATCTGGGTATCCGTAATGGAGCGCGTGTCGAAACCACAGGATTGCAAATTTTCCCTACTGACCAAGGCAACGGGATAGAAACCTTCGTTGAGTCGTTGCAGGAGATCCTGCTCTTGCGGCGTCAGTGAGGTCTTCGCCTCGAAATACGCCCGAATGTCATCCAAAATTTGTTGTACCATTATTCATCTATTTTTGTTTTGTTTGTCCCTCTGTTCGGCATCCCTTTCCGGAGCCGTTCGGGTTTTACGGTGCTTCGAGGGGCTGACGGACAAGCCCTTTCCGACGCTTTTTCCGGAAAATTACACTTGCGCAGAAAGGAAGAATTTTCCCGGAAATGCACTTCAAAGCGGCGGAACCGGCGCGGCAGCCGACCTTTGCGACCGAAAAAACCGACCGGGGACGGGAAGGTGGAACAGCAGGGAGAAACAGGCGGTGCACGCCGCTATAAAGGGAGAAGACGGTAAAAAAGGGGGGGGGCTGCTGGCGGCAGGGGCTAAAAAAGAGGGCCGCCCTGTGCGTTCATACCTTTGTATGGCCGCTATCCGGTTATCGGAAAAGATAAAAAAAGCAGGACGGATTTCTCCGTCCCGCCTTGGTAACGATTACGCGGCGACCTCCGCGGGTTGCGCGTCAGTCTGTCCGTCCGTTTCCGCCTGTGGCTCCTCGGGCCGGGCCGGCTCCTGCGCCGCCTTTTCCTGCGCGAGCAGGACGGCTTTCTTCTCCTCGATGCGCTTGTGACGTTTCTCGTAGACTTCGTTGTGCCCGCTCTTGATGTCGGCGAGCGTCTCGGGCATGTGTTTCTGCGCGAAATCGAGCAAGAGGGAAGCGATGGCATTCGACCCGAATGCACCCTTGAAATTGGCAAGCAGATAATCCCTGCGGATAAGTGCTTTTTCCTTGGCCGTGAGGTTGTCGATGATACGCATCTTTTCCTCGTCCGTAAGGTAGTGATAAGCATCTCCACATTCGATGCCTACGGTGGCGAAATGCTCCCGGCGAAGCGACGAAAGCAGGAAGAAATAGATCATCCGGTCTTCGTCCGCACCGAATTTGGTGTCGGCCATATCGACCTCCAAAATCCGCTTCTTGGTATCTTCTACGGTCTTTTCGAGGGCGATTTCCCGGTTGCGCTCGTCTTGCTTTTCGAGTTTTTCCATGGGAGAAAGTCGTTGCTCCGGCGCGGTGTCCGCCGTTTCGAGATAACACAGAGTAATATCGTCGTTGTCGATACGGAGATAGTATGCCATTTCGCCTGCGGCGACCCGCTCGCGGATCATCTCGCACTCTTCCGTATAGTCGGCGGATGCACGTTCGTACTCCGTGTACGCCTGCTCGTACTGCTCGGCGGTGTCGTAGTCCTCCTTTTCGGGGGCTACCGGCTGTTCGGGGTACTCCTCGGCATAGGTTTTGAGCGTTTCGACCTCGTACCCCATAGATGCAAGGCGTTCGACTACGGTTTCATTATAGCAGTATTCCCTATGACACAACGTTGCGGGGTATATTCCCATGAGCTGTACGGCTTTTTCGGCGAGGTACGAGGCGTTCGTTTCGTCCAAGCACGAACGGTTGGTGCAGTTGCCGCACCCGCCCTCGCAGAACAGGGTCATGTTATTGGTGTTGTGGGGACACGACATGCAGAGGGTCTTGTCGAACCGGTAGCGGTCGAGGTCGGTCGTGTACTGCCGCTCGATGTTCTTCGCCACGTCGGAAGCTTTCAGACCGCGCCAACTGTTGTACCCGTATACTCCCTCTTTCAGATGATTGTCGTACACGTCGCGCTGGATGTCTTCTCCGTAGCGGCAGATTTCGCCCGCCACGCCGACCGTCAGCTCGTCCGCCTCCAAGAGCTCCGCGATTTCGGGTATCAGGGAGAGGAATTTCAATCGCGTGCGGATGTAGTTTTCGCTCTTGCCGAACTGAACGGCCAGCGAGGGTACGTCGTGGCGACCGTTTTCGATGAGCTTTTGATAGGCGTTGGCCTCCTCCATGGGGCTGACGTCCTCACGTTGCAGGTTTTCCGTCACGGCCATCTCTTGGGCCTCCTCGTCCGAAACGTCCAAGACGATAGCCGGGATTTCCGCCTGTTCCGCCATGAGCGAGGCGCGATAGCGGCGTTCGCCGAAGATAATCTCGAAGCGGCCGGTGTCGGCCACGGGGCGCACGCCGATAGGTTGCAGGACCCCCTGCCGGCGGATGCTTGCGGCGAGTTCGGCGAGGGCTGCTTCATCGAATCGCTTGCGCGGGTTGTAGGTACTGGGCTGAATGTCGGCCAAGGCCAGCGATACGATGTTTTTTTCGGTCGAAACGATGTTTTCCATAATGCACTTGAATTTAACGGTTTATAATTGATTTGTTTTGAGGTTCTGCGGTTGTGGCTTAGGGTGGTATCGAACTCGTACATCGGATCGTCGTACCCTTCGAACGAGAGCCCGAAATCCTCGAAATCCTTGCGGCTCGCCAGTCTGACGGTAGCGTTCGGCCCGATGAAATAGGGCTCGCGCATCACGCGCCACGGGGCGCCGCGCAAGACGCTATCCTTTAAGGTGTAGAATGTGTCGGGGCGTTCGGGCATGATATACCCTAATGCGTACTCGTTGTAGACGGCCAGTTTGATTTTCTCCATGTCTTTGCGTTTTAATCTCGGTTTTTCTTTTTCCCTTTGTTCGGTTCGTTTCCTGCCGGAACCGCTTCGGGATTTTTACGGATGCGGTTTCAGGCTGTCCGAAAGAGCTGTCATACGGCGGTTTTCCCGGCCAATTACGCTTCGCAGAAGGAAGAATTTGCAGGGAATGCACTTCAAACCGCCGTATCCAGCGCGGCCAGCCAACCTTTGCGTCTGTAAAACCCCGAGCGGCGACGGCGGGGGATGAAGCGGATAAAGCGGCAAAAGAAAGGATAGAAAAGGAAGGGCCCCAAGCGGGGTACAAAGGGCAGAAATCGCTGCAGGAAGACGGACTTTCGGACAAAATGCAATCGAGATAATGAAAAAAGGGTTATTCTTGTAACAAGATGTCCAGCATGGCCCTATCAGAATGGATTGACTGGCGAGAGATGACGGGCTTTCCGCATACTCGTACAATGGGGTACGGGAGGCTTTTGCCGGCACGAACAGCACAAGCAGAGGGTCGGGATATGGACAATAAGCCTCCCGCCGCTTGGGGCAGGAGGCTTATTATTCCGTATTTTCAAGGTCAGAAATGATAGTCGATGACACCGCCGATGTAGAGCAGCGTGCCTGGTTCCAACTCACACACTTCCCGCATGAACTCGTAGGACTGTTCGGCATAGGATCGGCAACCCTCCTCGTCCGTGTAGAACCAGTAGGCCGTATCGAGCGGGTTTTTCAGGTACTTTTCAAGCTGATAGACCGGGCCAATCCACTCCAGAACCTTGTCGGGGGTAACGGCTTCCGCCTTGCTGCGCATACCGGCCACGAAATCCGCCTGCCATTTATCCGCACCGCCGATGTAACGGATGACATCCTCGGAGACAAGCTCGAACATGCCCTCGGGCAGGATATGGTTGACCAATACACCGATATGATGCTTGCGCTCCTTGTCGTCGATCTCGGCGCAATAATCGAAGAAACTGTCGTCGCCCTGCGTAAGCGTGCCCTCGTTCAGATAGTTGTCCTGGTACACCCTGGTTCGGGTAATTTGAAAAATCTTGCTGTGCATAACATTGAATTTTTATGTGTTGAACTTTCTTTTTCTTCCCCTCTCCTGAAAGCCTTCCGGCTTCCTCGTCGGGAAAGATTTTACATGCAGGACACACAGCGGGAAAATGAAGGAAAGGCAAGCAAACAGCCGGGGGATTTCACGGAATACCCAACCCGACAGGCAAGGCAAGGAGGGGAACCGGAAGTTCATCTTCGATTTGCGGAAGGCTGCCGTTCAATCCGCAGGCCGGTTAGCAAAGCGGTACTTGACGACCGGAATAACGCTGTACCTTCGCATGGGAAAATCCCGCCGACGGGAATGCCGGCGAGACGGGAGGCAAAGGAATACTATCTGTATAAAAGAATGGGAGCTACGCCGGAAACGAAGCGGGGAAAGAGGCAGAGGGAAGGATAGAAAGGGAGATTCCCTCTCGGGGTACAAACGGCCCGAAAACAAAAAAGATTAACCCGCCGATGAAAAGTACTCGGAACGAGTTGCGCGATATAACAGGGAAAGGCCGACAGGACGAAGGGCATCCAAGTTCATCATCTCTACGGAACAGACCGATAGAATTTTCAGTCGCAAATAGTTGCTTGTACAATCCGGATTTCAAACCCCTCGAATTCGACGGGTTTAGAAAGGAAGCCCGATTAAACGCCTTTACCCTGTCGCCGCAGAAGTGGATCAATACGACGAATGCAATCGGCATCGTTTCCCAATCGGGTCGTTATGGCGGAACCTATGCCCATAAGATATAGCTCTCAAATTTGCGAGTTGGATTTCCGTCGAATTTGAACTATAATCGTTAAAGAGTTCCAACGATGGAAAGCCGAGGTTCCGCGCCCGGCCTTCTCCTCTCCTCAGCGACAGTTCCGCTGGCTGTCTCCTTCGGTTCGGCCGGTCGTGCCGACAACCGTCGCCGGCCGGCCGTAAATAGTTCATCCAACGGATATAATTCCATGAATTGTTCGTATCTTTGCGGCTGAAATTCCGACAATCGGTAGTTGAATGGCAAAGATTACAGTAAAAGATACCGAAATAAACGTCGTTAAAGTCAATGACGAGGACTATATTTGTTTGACAGATATGTTGCGTGCCAAAGACGGTGATTTCTTTATCACGGATTGGTTGCGCAACCGGAATACACTTGAATTTATCGGCATCTGAGAGAAAGTTTATAATCCCGTTTTTAATTATGTCGAATTCGCCACAATTAAAATACAACATACGACACAGAAAAGAATACAAGACGTTATAACGATAATGGCAAAGATTACGGTACAGAGCACCCCGGTTACCGTTCTTAGTATAGAAGAACGGGACTATATATCCCTTACTGATATGGCTTCGGCCAAAGAGGGGGACAACCGGGCCGCGGACATAATCAAGAATTGGATAAGAAACCGCTATGCCATCGAATTTCTCGGCACATGGGAAGTTATTCATAACCCCGATTTCAAAGTGGTCGAATTCGACCACTTTAGAAAGAGTGCAGGATTGCCCTCCTTCGTACTGAGTGCTTCCGAATGGATAGAGTGTACGCATGCCATCGGCATTGTTGTGAAAAAGGGGCGTTATGGCGGGACTTATGCCCACAAGGATATCGCGTTCGAGTTCGGCTCCGCAATAAGCGTTCCTTTCAAACTCTACCTGATCGAAGAGTTCCAACGGCTGAAAGAGCAGGAACAGGCACAACTCGGCTGGAACGCGAAACGCGAACTGTCCAAGATAAACTACCGCATCCACACCGACGCGATCAAGCAGAACCTGATCCCGGCGGAGGTTACGCCCGCCCAGGCGAATGTCATCTATGCCAGCGAAGCGGACGTGCTGAACGTGGCGATGTTCGGCGTGACGGCTGGGCAATGGCGTGAGGCAAACCCGGATTCGAAAGGGAACATCCGCGACTATGCCACGATCAACGAGTTGATATGCCTCTCGAATATGGAAAACCTCAATGCCGTATTCATCGAGCAGGGCATACCGCAGGGCGAGCGTCTCGTCAGGCTCAACCGGATCGCCATCCGGCAGATGGAGATATTGGAAAGCGGCGGCAACGGCGGGCGGAAACTGATCAAGTGACACGAATAAAAGTAGTAGATTAGATGCCTGCTTGCAAGGCTTCGGCATAAACTCAGTATAAACAAAATATGTTGCCTATGATATAAACCTGCGGCATCGGTTACGATGTCGTTTCAAGAATAAGAAGAACGTTGTGTCTGTGTCTTGCTGTAATAAAGCGTAGGAAACTTTAATCACGATAACAAGATGGGCATGACGGTTCTCCGCGTACGCGTGGAGCTGCCGTTGCCATTCCGTTATCGAGGGCTTTCCTACCGCCTTTTACAGAGGAGTGACCGATGGGCGGCTCCGCGTCTTTTATTCTCGTCATCCAACTTCCAAATCATTCCTCAAAATGTAAAAAGCGAATATCATAACAGTCATTCAAGGAAACGTTGTGTCTTCATCTTGCTGTAATAAAGCGTAGGAAACTTTAATCGGGATAACAAGATTTTTGGCATGATGGTTCTCCATGTCGTTTGCATGGTGCTGCCGTCTCCATTTTCGAGTTAAGGCGTACAGCCTGGCCAGGAAGGATGGATACATACCGGTTTCACGTTTCAGTACTTGTCTTATTCATAGCCGAGCGAGAACCGGCGAGGCTGAGCAAACCACATGGATGCTAAAAATCTGATTTTGGCAGTAGCCCTTACGATCCTCCTGCCGATGAAGATGTACGGGCAGTGGACGGATTGCGATTCTTTATCCGTCAGCGACAAAAATGTAAGGAATTATGATTTCGAGTGGCGGCAGACGATCCTGCCCGCCTCTTTGATCGGAGTCGGGGCCGTTGCACTCGCTCCGAGTTTCATCCGGAACGGCAGCCGCAACGTTACCCGCAGCGCGATCGGCATACGGGGCGATGGCCGGCGGCTCGAATTCGACGATTATATCCAGTATCTGCCTGTCGCCGGCTCCCTGATGCTGGGCTGCGCCGGCATCAAGGCGAGACATTCATTCCGCGACAGGGTGTTTATCGTCGCTACCTCCTATGCGGCGCTGGCCGTTCTGACGAACATCCCGAAGTTGTGCATCGACGAAAAAAGACCGGAGTTTTCGGGACACAACTCCTTCCCTTCGGGGCATACGGCCACCGTTTTCATGGGTGCGGAGCTGGTGCGGATAGAGTACGGCGGTTGGTACGGGGCCGGAGCCTATGCCGTTGCGGCCGGGGTCGGGTTCATGCGGATGTACAACGGCAGACACTGGCTCCACGATGTCGTGGCGGGTGCGGGAGTAGGTATACTGAGTGCGCGGATCGGCGAGTAGAGCTGCCGGTTGTGGCAAAAAGCCTTTCAGAAAAAGAGGAAGAAAGAATATAACATTGTTTTCACCCCGGTAGCCGCTCCGGTAAAGGGAGGGTATTACGGGTTCTCCGCGGGGTGCAGTTTTTGACCGGTTGCGTTATCGGACTGCTGTTCATGGCATAGCCGGACGCCGGATGCGCCCGGCCGTTCCTGTCTCTTTTTCGTCCCGATAGCTGTCGCCGCATTCCTTATCGCTCGTTGTCGATCTTCCGGTCGTAAGCTTTTTCGGCGCTGTCATCCATTGGGCGAGTTTCAGTCCGATAGAGGCGGGAGCCGTTATATGCGGTCGGGCTCCAGTGTACAACAGGATAGGATGGTCCGCAGAAAAAAGCGGGCCGTTTCCTGGCCTGCAAAACTCGCATTTTCTATCTTTACGGCACAATCGGGGAGTGCGGACGAAAGACCGCGGCCTCATGGACAGACCGGATTATAAATCCGGGTAGGTAATGGCCGTACGGCGCATCGGCCGGGCCTTTCCGGGACCGGGAGGCTTCCCAGCGGAAAACGAAGTACAGGGGAGAACGGCAGGGAAGAGAGGCGAAGTGAACCTGAAAACAGGAAAAACAGGCTCTGCCGCTCGACGGGGAGCACCCTATCCGAGGTGCGGAGAAGATTCTTTCGCATAACGAATTATAGCCTGGCGAATGCTGCGTCAGTAGATACGGCAGGTAGGGACGTCTTGGACAGAGAGCGGACAACACGCTTTGGGCAGAAGGTTCATTCCTCCGAATTTGGAATCCGGAGGAATTTTATTATATTTGTACAGGATACGGCAGAAAGACTGAAAGGGATGCAATGTCGACGGTAGGCCGGACGTTTGGAGAATATATGTGTTTCACTTATTTTTAGATACGAGTTATGAAAAAGTTCATTTTTGGATGCCTGTTCCTTGTCGGAGCACTTTCCCTCACCGCCTTTACGGCTCAGGACGGAGAGAAGAAAGAGGATGGCAAAGCGAAAGTGGAGTGCTGCTGCGAGGAGTGCGACTGTGAAAAGTGCACCTGCAACACGGATTGTTCCGACTGCCGCGGCTGCAAGGGGAACGAGGCATGCCGGGAATGCCGCGATTGCGACCACGACGGGCATTGCTGCGATTACGGGCACCACGGTCGGAAACACCACAGAAGAGGAGGATGCTGCGGCCCGAGAGGGTGCTGACGGGATTGTGCCGGAATCGAAAAAAGAATGCCCCGCGAAAATTTTCGCGGGGTGTCTTTTTTCGGGCGAAAAGTTTTCTTCCGGATTTTCCAATGCCTGATTTCCTACAAAGGCTTGTCGATGGACGATATGTTGTAACCGCCGCTGTCGGAATGTGATGACGGAAACGTTACGGGCATAAAAACGGGAAATAAGGGGTGCTCCCTTATTTCCCGTTTTTTGCCAGGTACTCTTTCATAGCCTCGTTCACGATCTCTTTCAGGGAGACCTCCTTTTCGATGGAGAGGTACTTCATGCGGGTATGGATGCTCCTGTCGATGACGAAAATGCAATGCACCGCAGGCTCCTTTTCCGCGACGGGCGCTGCCGGACGCTGCGGTTGCGGGGTTTTCCCGGTAGGCGACAGCAGCCCGTCCAGTCCGGTCTTCATGCTGTCTTTCAATAAATCGCTCTTGCCCATATCGGTCTACTTTAATTTCAGTACCTCTTGCGCCAAAGCCATGTAGTCCTTGGCGCCGTTGCTATTGCGGCTGTACTCGAAGATGTCCTTGCCTTTGATGGGCGCTTCGGCCAGCGACACGTTGTCGCGGATGACCGTCTGGAACACCTTGTCGCAGAACGCATCCTTGACCAGCTCGGCCACACTCTTGTTGAGCGTCTTACGTCCGTCGAACTGGGTGATGACGATGCCGCCAATCTCCAGCGCCGGGTTCAGGCGTTCCCGGACAGTGGCGACCACGTTCGTGATCTTGGCCATGCCGCGCATGGCGAGGAACTGGGCCTGAACGGGGATAATCAGATAGTGAGCTGCGGTGAGGGCGTTGAGTGTCAGCAGACCCAGCGAGGGCGGGCAGTCGATCAGGATGTAATCGAATTTCCGGCCGTCGGGCAGCCGGGCGATCAGCCCCTTGAGGATCAGCTCGCGCCCCGGCTCGTTGATAAGGCCGCCGAGAGGTCGAGGCAGGAAGGTGCGACGGTAAAGCCGCCCTCCGTCTCAACCAGCGGCAAGGGGTACTCGCCCTTCATCGCCCCGTAAACGGTCCGCTCCTCCTCGATGGAGAGGCCGCAGGATTCCGTGAGGTTGGCCTGGCCGTCCATGTCGATGGCCAGCACACGTTTTTTCTTCTGCCGCAGTGCGGCAGCCAGATTGACGGTAGTGGTCGTCTTGCCGACCCCACCCTTGTGGTTCAAGACAGCAATGATTTTCGTCATCGTTCTCACTCTTTTATTCCATGTACAAAGATAATACTATTTTTAGTAAATACTATAATTAGCGAATACTATTTTACGCAAATACGCATTTAAGGAACATAGTATTTACTACTTTACTATGATACTAAATGTAGCATATACTACAACCCGTACCCGTAAGGAGAGATACTAATGTACTATGTATAGTATATACTACATTTAGTAAGACTTGACTTCCTGCGATATGGCGGCTATATCAGAAAGGCAGGTCGTCCGTGTCGTCCTGCGGCGCAGCGGAGGGCGCCGGGGCGTTGTCCTCCGCC